GACGGCGCTGCGACACCTCAAGGCTGAACGAAGGGGTGTGACTGCGAGCGAACAACAGGTGCGTCACAGGTTTGGTAATTTGCAGTGATAGCGTTGGGTCTGTCGAATCATTGATGGCGGGTGCTTCACCTGCGTTGTAGTCGTACAAGAACACCTTGTCACTGGCTCCAGTGGTGTAAATCAAAGGTTCATCGAGATAAATGGTTGTGCTTCGGACACCCACAATCCTCCGTACTTGGTACGGCGTTGCTTGGTCAAAGTCACGGTCAGTAACGGTGTTGTCCCACGAATGAGTTGGTTCGTGGTCAAGAACAACAGGCACCGTACCACTTGCAGGCTGAATACCGATGTACTTGCCGGTTGCGAAATCAGTAGCCGAAGCGACCACGATAGATGTTGCACCCACTTCCGCAGCACTGCTTAGCGTTGTTTTATGTGTCCCTGCTGCAATGTCAGATGGAACTGAAATCTCATTTCCAAGGCAGTACTTAAGCCAACGACCGGTGTGCATGGCAACCTCAAACGAGCCACCTTCGGTCACGAACTTACCGGGCACCTGCACCGCAACGTCACGCCCAAGACCCACCACGTGCAAACGCTTCAGGTCCACCTTTGTTTCAGGAAGCGTGAGGGCCGTCGTCACACCGAGGAATTGGTCCGTCAGCACACTTTCCGTTGGTGCATCTGTGTTGCCTGCTCGGTCTGTGTGGTTGGCCGAGTCAACTGGTGGTGTTTTGTATGGCAACATGTGGAGTGAATGACCGGATGCGGTACTGGAAAGAGGAGCGGGAGTGAATGTCAGGGTTTCAGCATCGTTGCCTGTAACCGTGAACACGCGCCCGTCAGCAGCGTTGTCACCCGCCGTAGCGCCCGTCAACACGAATTGCGAACCAACAAGCACGTCCTTGGGAAAGTTCAACTTTGCAGATGCAAAGAATGGTGCAGCACCGGAGGAAAACGTCAACGAGCCAGTGCCACCCGTGAGTGCGAAGTTTGCATCAGTGCCATGCACCAACGTGAAGCCTGTTTCGGTGGCGAAGGACACCTCCGCTAAGTCACCTTTGAACACTGTACCGGGCATCTTATCACCTCATGGGATTGATTCTGCGAGGGTCACAACCTCGATTTGGAACGTCATACGGTGCATGAACTTGCTACGGTCTGAAAGGTCCGTGCGAGTCTTGAACACCATGCGGTCGAAGTTGATACCGTCCCCCTTGCGTTTTGAGTGAACAAGCCGTCGAATCTCGTTCTCAAGTTTTTGCAAGTGCTTCCTGCCTTTAACGGTTCGGACATCAACGGTCATGTTGACTCGCGTTGTCACGAAGTCGTAAAACAGTTCAGGGGCTTCTTCGTTGTGCGCCGTTTCGTACAGGAGCACGAAGTCATGGCTTTGCAAATCAAGACGCTTACCCTTCTCAGGCTCAGTCGTCGTGATGTCAATGACGACAGGTCGGTAGTTCGACGTGTTGCCACGGTTCCAATCATCTTGGAACAAGTCCACCATGATTTCCACGCTTTCCTTCCACGTGGCGACCATTAGCGAACCCCCTCCGTACGTTGCATTTCCTTCAGGTCACGATAGTCGAGGGGGATGAAAAAGCCGTCCTTGTACTGCAACTGCTGCTCACGAATGGTACCGTTGCTTAGAAGCATCTGCTCATCCACACGATTGTTGATTTTTTCCTGAGTCAACTCATCAGCAGGGGTACCGCCTTGGTCCACGATTTCACCATCAATGAACTCAAGGTCAGATGCACTTGCTTCGATGCGAAGTAACATCTCACGCATGCTTTGTGGGTTGTTGGTGAAGTGTTCACGCAACTCCTGTTGGTACCCCTTGTCTTTGCGGTACAAGTCCAACAAAAAATCAAGGTTGCGCTCACCTTGACGGGTGAACTCTCTCACTCAAACACCACCAACTCGACGTAGCGTGGTAGCGTTCTATCAATCTCGGCTTGGTACAGTTGAACCTTGCTTGCAAGGTCAATGTTTTGCGTACCTTCAGGAATGAGCACACTGCGGTCGTCAGCCATCAGTAGTTCAATGGCAACCATCTTTGTACAAACGTCTTCGATGGCCTTTTCGATGTACCGTTCACCGTACACGTAGGCCACCTTAATTGCATTCCATTCAAAGAATGGATAGGAGTTGTTGAAGTAAATGATGCCCTGTTCAGGGTCGAGCCACCAGTCACGCAAACGGCCCACGTCACCGCTGCTGCTACCACCTTGTAGGTCCACCACGAAACTTTGCTGAGTGATAGTACCACTGACCGCCGTGTGGTCACCAACCACGTTGACGCACCCGGTGAACGATGTGCTTGTCTTTCCAGTGTAGCGGAAGACAATGGCTCCGTTGATAGCAACACCTGCCTCAACAAATTTTGCCGTGGAGTCCACCGTGATAGTCCCCGAAGAAGCCGAGGACACGGTGGCTGAGTTCGTTTGGGTCTGTTCGATGGCAATGTCGCTTGAGTTGGTCACGATACTGCACGTTTCACCGCTCTTGACCGGGCGCATGCTCGTTATCTTGACCACCCCAGTACCAAGGTCCGCGTTGGCGGTTGCAAGGAACTCGTTGTGCAGTGCCACGTTGGACGTTGAGCCTTCAAGGGTGAATGCAGGACTAAACTCCACTGTGGCTTTATCCACGCGGTCTTCCTTGTTGATGAGGTCAGCAAGGTTCTGCGATACCGTAGTTGCATCGAAGTCGTCACGCCACTGGGTCGTACCAGTGCCTTGAGCAAGTGTAGCAACGCTACCATTGCCGGGTGAAATGAAGATGGACGAGGAGGCGAGGTTGCTCACGTCGTCAAACTTGATGCGGGCTTCAGCAACGCAAATCTCGCGGTAGTCGTCACCCTGCCACAACTCGATGCGAAGCATCTGTTGCACGTTGCGGAAGAGCAGCGGGGCGGTACCCACGTAGTCAGTGTAGTAACGACGGCGGTAGGGCTTGTAGGTGTCGAAGTTGATGTACTCAGCCGTGACGAGATAGGGACGCCATGCGTTGTGCGTGATGTTGTCAATGCGGTCCTGCATGCGCTGAATCACGTGGTCCACCTTGTCCTTGGTCAGACCGCTAATGCGACCGTTGGTGAACGAGGCTTGGTTCTGCACGTAGCCGTTGTCAGCCACTTCGTAGTCAGCGGCAGTCAGCGTGGTCCCGCTGAAGGTGATTTTGACGTGACCTGCCTTCCCACCAGTGCCCTTACCGATGGCAGTGATGGTCAGGTCTTCTTCGCCCAGTGGGTCCGCGTCACTGTACACACGGATTTTGTCGCCTACGGAAAAGCCGTGACTGCGGTACTCGTTGCCCGTGATGTACACGGCGTCGGTGTCAGCAGCCGCACTCATCAGCACGGCTTCCTTGGGGCCGATGTCAAGCAGGTCAGCGACCTTCTGAGCCGTAGTGTACACCGTCGCAGTAGGGTCGAGGGGCCGGGTTTCCGGCTCACCGGGACTGAAAACGACGGGCATCAGTAATCATCCCTCAAATCGCCAATCGTTGAAGGCTCGCCTCTTTCATTGTAGGGCCTACTCAAGTCAATTCCCCCTTCCGCGTCGGTGTAGTCCGGCACGTCGCCGCGATTTTTTCGCTCAAATCGGCATATCGGGCACTCACCACTTTCAGACAACGCTTCAGGCAGGTTTGGTATGACGTGCTTTCCACAGTCAGGATGCACGCCGCTTAGGCTCATTTCGGTGTCAACATCAGGCCACTTTTCGCGCACCCTCATTTCACGCGGTCCATAGTGCTCATGATTAATTGGGTCAGAACTCATCGTCCACGGAACTGACCCTGACCTACCATCTTCACTGACTTGAGGCCACATACCCGGCGTCTGATAGGTGTTGAAAAACGGTCGGTGGTTTTCACCGTAAGTGTGACGCATGAACGGTCCCATCGCACCGCCACCGATGGAGCGGCGGGCTTTGAGAAGCGTCCAAGCAGCATCAAACGGATTCAACAACTCACCTCAGTAACGCTTCATATGACAGTCAATACAAACCGGATTCATGTTGCCTTGGTCGTCAAGAACCTCCTCAACATTGGGAGAGCCACAAAATCTGCAATTTGGGTTACCATCATCCCCGTAACCGGTGGGTGAAACGTAGTTGTGCCCAAGGGGGCCGTACTTCATCAGAATCCAAGCGTCACCAAACGCTGCACGATGGGCGCGGAAATGCCGAGAAGCCTTGCCCAACATTTCGTCACTACCACCCTCACTGGGGTCACGCATGGTGGGCACCGCAGTTTGACGCTGCGTTGCCAGTCCCATTGACATGAGTTGTTGAATCTGCTCAGGCGTCATGTTGGCGAGCATGGCACGTGCTTGAGCCATAGCATCAGGCTCAGGCTCAGCAGGACCGCCCGCATCCATCAGATTGCCCGCGCCGTCAAACGCACCCTGCATTTCGTCAGGAACACCCGGAACCTTGGCGCGAGCGCCCGCAGACATGTCAGGAGCCTTGGGCTTCTCGTCAGGCGCAGGCGCGTCCCCACCACCCTCCGGCTCAGGGAAACCGTACTTCTCAGCGTTTCTTGCCTGCTGAGTGTCACGCATTTGTTTGAACTTGTCAGAAAGACCCGCCGTGCGGTCGGTTAGATTCGACACACTCATCTTGCCGCTGCGCATGGCGTTCTCGCGCTCTCCTGCACGCTGCTGCCTTGGTGTCTGGAATGAGGCGTGGTCTTCACCCGGAGGTTGAATCGTACCCAACACCTCTTCCAACGTTCTGCCCTTCAAGTGTCCCTGCAACGTTTCATTGACGGGCATTGGGTCGTTCTGAAACTCAAGGTCGTGCATCTCAGGGTTTGCAAGCATTTGGGCCATGACCATTTGTCGAATATTGTTGAGTTGCGTATCATACGCAGGGTCCGCTCGGTTAGTGTACCCGGCTTCAGCCATCGCGGGGTACACGATTTGATTGGCAACACGTTGGAATGGGTGTGGTCCCATGCCCTTGTGCTTCCCCTGCTCAAGAGGATAGTACACTTTCTGACGATGAGGCTGCATTTCATTGGCTTTCACAAGAACGTGTTTCATCGTATCACAACCGGGTTTTTTCATCTCGATGTCCGAGGTTGTATTCCATGGGTTTGTCACAGGCCCCACAGGTTGCCCGCCACATGAAGTGGAGGAAACCGCAGTGCTTGCAGCGCGTACCTGAACCAATGTTCAGCACGTCACCGATATTTGTATTTCGGTTACGTTGGGCTGAAGTAATACCTTCAAGGGGTTTGTCGGTGTTGGTCACCGTGGCGTTTTCAAGGTCGTACTTGACGCCCTGCTTGCCTGCACGAACAAGGTCTTCAAGGTCGAGACTTCGTGCATCAAACCCCATTTCCTCCACCTCATGTGAAGGAAACAATGATGAAAACGTTCCCAAGCACGGTAATTGGTTCCGCGCCGACCAAGGCGTTTCCACCAATGGCCGTAGCAACATCAGTAGCAATTGCACTGTTGAGCGTCGTCAGGTTGCTGAAGTCCTTCGGGGAGAAGGGTCCAATCACCTTAGCGCCTTCTGCCAAGAGGAATCACCTCAAGCGCGGCGACCGATGGCCATGAACGTGCCACCGATGGTAGCCTGAGCCGCACCGGGGGTGTTGACAGTGATTGTCGTTCCATCCACGGTGGCAAACTCGCCAAAGGTGAAGGGGGCAGCATCAGATTGGTCAGCCGCAGTTCCGGGTTCAAGAGTTTGAGGAGCCAAGGCACCGGTGGGGGTGACTACGGCCATGTCAATGCTCGACAACTGACCGGCAAGGTCAATGCTCGTATCGGATGCTGCGTAGGTACCAGTGACCACAAAGCGGTCACCAAAAACGGTCGGTCGGGGGTCAATGCTGATTGCCATGTGTCATCACTCCGTGGGTGTTGGTTCTTCGGTAGGTGCCGGAGGGTTTAGATGTTCCTCCACAAGATTTAGTGCGGCGCTCTTGGTAACGTAGCCGGAATACTTGACTTCCCGCTCGTTAAGCCATGCAATGATGTCCTTTCGGGTCCAACCCGCGTCGGGGATGCCGTCAGCACCCTCGTCCGTGGTTACGCCTTCGTCACCTTCAACGGTGAACTGACTCTCAGGAAGCCGGTCACGCCACGTGTCAAGCCACTCTTGCGACACCTCAACCGTGTCCCCACGTCGAAACGAAGCAGGTCCATCGGGTCGGCGGCGCTCAAATGAGCGGCCCACGTAGGTCAATCTTGGCACTCAACCACCTCAGTTGAGGAGGAGGAGGGTAATTGTACCTGCACCCGCGCCTTCAGCGTGGGCCTCAATCGCTCCCAACGCGCCACCAGTCTTGGCAGGCGGGCCACCGTCGGCACCCGTGTTGGTAAAGGCGATTGAGAGCGTCTTGTCGGCCACCTCAAAGGAACTGCCGACAACGCCAAGAATCTTGGAACATCCACCGGTGAAGACAAACACTTCCGCGTTTGTCGTCGCCAAGGTGAACTGAACGGTCACCAAGCGGAGGCTACCAACGGCGTTGCCGTCAGCGTTCTGCGCGGTGAATCCAGTCAGGCTTCCGGGGTAGGAACCACCGGAGTTGCCGCTGAGCCAACCCGTTTCTTCAACGGGGGTACCCGTGCGAAGGTCGAGGTCAACAAGGATTTCCATTGCCGAAAATTCACTGTCTTCGTACGCGATGATGAGTTGCTTCTCACTTTCTGTTTGCTTTGCCATTTCAAATCACTCCATGTTTTGTTGTTTTCCCGGCCTCACTTCAGGTCACGGATGGAAGCATGACCACCAAAGAAAGTGGTCCACAGTTCACCCATGGTGCGGTACATTCCTTCCTGCCCAAGACGGTTGATGGCGAATGGGTCGCCAGTCTCGATGCCGGACTCAAAGTACTGAGTCGGAATGGCCGTGGAGAAGTACAGGTAGTCAGTGTCAAGGAAGTACATGCGGGACAAGGTGTCCTTTGCAACGTCCTTGGAGGGGATGATGGGGACACCGTTGTAGGTGGCCACAATGAACCCGGCTTCAATACCCGGAACACCCTTCACACCGTTGTAGGTGGGCGTCACACGCTTCTCTTCCATGAATCGCTGCTGCGACTGGAGGAGTTGCTGAAGACGCATGAGGGTGTCGTACCCGGTCAAGATGACCTTGGGGTTGCCACCGCGCTCCCACGTCAGACGGAAGATTTCGTCAAGGTGGTCGAGGCTGAGGGTACGGTCGGTACCACTGTTCTCACTGTGCTCAGCAAGGGACCAAGAGTTTGCACTTCGGTCAATACTGTAAATGTCACTGGTGGAAGCGGAGTCGCCGGTCGTAACACGGTCGAGGGACTCAAAGTCGTTCCCTGCAACAGTAGCCTTGTCTTGGGTAAGCATGCGGTTGATGTGCTCAGCGTGGTGCTTGCCCATCTCTTCCTTAAGCACCGAGCGAATGTCGCCCAGTCCGTCGTCCTTGTCAGCAAGGAACATTGCGGTTTCCGACATGTCGAAGGTGTGCGCAACGGTCTTGGGCTTCGCAGCGATGTGCTGGAAGGTTGGCTTGGTGGTGTCGGGGAGGGTCGCGTTCTCAGCGAGTCCGCCACCAACGGTGAAGGAGGGTCGCTCCGTGATGACTCGCCATCCACTGCGCTCCCATGGGCGCTTGGGGAGGATGGAGAAGGCGTTGAACTCTTGGTTCAACTGGCTCCAAACCTTGCGACCGTAAATCGCTTGGTAAATGCCCGCCGTGGTGGAAAGCATTGGTGCGTCAGCCTTCAAAAGTTCGCTGCCGGAGTAGGAGTAACCCATGGCGTTACCTGCGCCATAGAAGTACCGCTCCATGTCGGTGATTGTCCTGATGTAGTCTCGTGCCATTTCATTCACTCCAATTGTTTTCTTTTGTTTCACTCACCGCGAATGGCACGACCTGCAAGGTTGTGGACCTCATCCCATGACATCGTACCGAGGTCGCCAGTTGAGGGCAACTCGACGGTGGAAGCAGACTTAGCGAGTGGGGTGCCAACGGCCACACCTTCGCTACCGAGGTTGTCAATGCGGTCACTCAAAGACTCAATGGACTTGAGAACTTCAGCGATTGGTGCTCGGGCATCAAATCGGTTGCGGTCGGCCTCAGCCTTAGCAACCTCCATTTCGTTAGAGAAACGAGAAGCAAAGTTGGACTCAAGGTTGCCACGGAAGGCTTGTTCAAGAGCAGCGGCCTTGTACACTTCGTACGCGGCCTCGATGTCAGCCTCGGAAGCATCGGTCACGTAGGAACCCTTGCTGAGTTGAGCAGGCCCCATAGCACCTGCGGGTTGCTTGCCGCCACTGGCGGTAAGTGCGGAGACAGCACCCGTGGAGGGGCTACCCTTTTCTTGTCCGCGACCGCGAACCTGACCACCGAAGTAGTCGGCACCGTCAACGGCGTCGGGGTTGTCGAAACCACCGAGTTGAGCCTTGGCCATGTGGTCAAAGTGTGCGCGAGCGTTGTCGGTGTCAACACCGGCGCTCTTCAGCGTGTCTTCCATCCATGACAGATACTCGGCAGTAATCACGTCTGAGTAGTCTTCGCCCTTGGTGGCGTACATCTTTTCTTCTTTCATGTCATCGTCCTCTTTCTTTTCGTCCTTGGACTCTTCTTTGTCGTCGGAGTCCTTGGACTCCTTCTTCCCTTCCATGTGTTCACGGAGTTGGGGTGGTAGTTCGCCCTTTTCCATCGCATCGAGGCGGGCTTCAAGTCGGTTCATAATGCTGCTCAGGTCGTCTTCTGCACTCATGGTAGCGTCCTCCTTCAAGATGCTGAACTGTGCCTCGGGGTTAATCCCCTTTTCACAGATGGTAATCTCGTGGAGTTCCATTTTGGAGATTTCTTGGTACTCTCCATGGGCATTATCGGCCTTACGGACACGCTTGAATGCCTGTCCACCGATGGAAAACCCGCGCAGGTTGCCCTTGCGGATTTCCGCAGCAACCTCACGGGCCTTTTCGATGTCGTTGCGCAACTGCACAACGACGAACATTCCGGTGTCGTCAACTTCAGACTTCCACATGCGACCGTTGGAGTCCACGTAGGAGTCAATGACTTCACCGACTTGAATGTTGGAGTGAGCAAGTTGCACATTGCGGTACTTGTCACTCTTCATGAATCCGCCAAAAGCGTCCTTGAGGGCACCACGGGTAATGAGGTCGCCCTGCTTGTCCACCAACTCAACGGAGGCGTACCCTGCCACAACGAGGTCGCTGCCACTCTTGAGGAGTGACAGTCCCATCTCGGGGCGGCGAACGGTAAGCATTGCTCCCCAATTCGCAGTCATGGTATATCAATCCCCATTACGCAGGTGAAATGGTAGGTTGGTCATTTTCATAGTTCAAAACGATAGACTGCTCGCCATCAACAGGCATGACAACGTGGTCTGTACGCTTCTTTTCTTTGACAGGGCGACCCTCACCTTTGGGGTCATAATCAGGCAGATTTTGCTCTTCGGTGACTTTGGTTGGACCTTGAGGTGATTCAATGGGTGTAGCCATGTCAATTCCCAGACCCTTTGGCCCAGTCCATGTCATACGTTCCTTGGCCAAACGGTCAATAGTTCGCGTAATCAAGTCAAGTGCCTTCTTTTTGTCTTCGGGCTTGAGGATGCGTTCATCCTCCTCATCCAACAAACCTGCTGATTCTTTCTGTTGTTCTTCGATGTTTGGGGGTTTGTCTTGTGCCTTGACAAGTACTTCCTCCATAAGAAGGGGAACAAAGGGTGCCCAGTAAGCACTGATTGATTCGGCAATTTGTACAGGGTAGTCTGACTTGTACATATCACCAAGTTCTGACTTGGGTTCATACAAATGCCATGCACTGTCAAATGACTCAATCTTGTAAGTCACCGTACCAATACCCTCAAACTTCAACAGTACGTTAGACTCGATTACATCAATGTCAAATGGTACAAAGGTTGGTGGGTAGGACTTGGTAAGCAGGTCCATTGATTCGGCACTTGCTGCGCCCTCTCCTTCTCCTTCTCCTTCAATTTCACGCACATGAACGGTGTACACGTTACGCCCACCACGATTTTTCTTGGTGACTCCTGAGATGGACACACGAACAATGTCCCCCACTTTGAATGGTTTTTGTTGATTACGGGCCGTGCCCACGTCCATGTAGTCGTTCCCATCATGTTCAACTGCACGGTTACCAAGAACTGAACCATCAAGAATCGGACCTGCACCCAGTTGGTAAGTGTACGGTCCAATCCCTCGACGGTCAAGAATGATGAAGTTGAAATCACGACTTGGGCGCAGAACAATCCACTTTGGATGCCGTGCTTCACCACGCATGTAGGTGGACTTGGTGTCACGCAACAGAATGGTTTCGTGTTCTTCTTGGAGTCTTTTAACCGAATCAGCAAGACCTTCCTCATCTGTCATCTTAGTGTTATGTGGACCCGGAACGATGACACACTCATGACTGTCAAATTGACTACGTAGTACCTTGATGCGCTCAAAAATTTGCATGTCAGAAATGTCGTTGTTGTCATAGTTCACAATGTCAATGACGTTCATTTCCTCGTCACCCAAGATGGCGTCAATGGTGTAATTGCGCTCATTCAACTTTTCCAAGGCTTCTCGGAACTGCTTCTTCACACCCACCTTGCGGTTGTTTTCATCAAGCACAGTGATGGTCTTACCGTTCTTCACTACCATGACGCGCTTTCCGTCATACCACTTTGATACTGCCCATGAACCGCTGAAGCCACGAAGATGTTCAAGGTCACTCAGTTCAAAGATGCGATGCATGGGCCGGATTGGAAGCACCCACTCAGCATCATCATCTTTAGCGAATAGAACCTCGGGGTCAAGCAACTCGTTGATGAGGGCTGAAGTCTCAGACAATGCAAGCACTTCGTAGTTGTCACTCACCGGTGCCACACCTTGTTCATCAAGCCGAGTCCATGGTGCAGTCGTGTCAAGAGGTGGGTTCAGGTTTGGCTGAACTTGATTGTACCAATCTTTGCCAAACACCTGCTTAATGTGGTCTTGCGGTACAGGGGTAGCAAGTAGTGGGGAAGGATTATTGCCAACAAAAATTTGGCCGTTGGAATCAAACCCAAGACCAACAGTAGGCTCATGCACCTCATTTTGGAAGTGTACATTGTGACCTGAATTGTACGTTGCATAGAGAGGATGGTGATTTGGACCTGACCCAACAGGCATTTCATCATGCCAACCACGAACAGTCTGGATGTCATCTGTACCACCATTGCTCGGAACTGCCATTGGGTTATGAAGAACGAAAGCGTCTGCATTGTTGCGTGCGTTTGCATTCATCCATCCGTACGTGTTCTTTGAGCCATGATTTGCCCTACCGTGTGCATCGGAGTGAATCATCTGAAGACCAAACTCATCAAGGGTTTCACCAAACATAGATG